ACCTCGAACACCTTGGGCACGAGCTTGAGTCTCGCGGCGCCACGCAGGCGGAGTTCTATCCGTTTGCGGGCGACTCCCTTGGGGCGTTCTGCCTCAGGAGAGCGCGGGTCGTACTCAGGCCGTGCACAGGTGTTAGTGAAGACATGAGGGAATCTTATCGCTGCGCGGGCCTGCTGGCACTCAGGGCGGAAGGGAAACCTTTCGCCATGAAGGCAGAACCGCTCAGGACTCCCGGCTGGAAGGTTCGCGTCGTCGGTGTCCCCGACGCGAGGACCTTCGTGGAAGGGAGCTGGATTCGCGAGTCGGCCCGTCTGGTTGCCCCTGGGCACTGGACGATCGACTCCGAATCCCGTGAGATTCCCAATGGTCTCCACTACCGTCGCGGGCACACCTTCCGTAGTTTGGACTTGTCTAAGGCTACGGATGGGTTGTCGCACGCGGCGGTTGAGGTGGTCGTCGAGGCGCTCGCCTCGGTCGGTTGGATCCGTCCCGCGGATCTGACCATGGCGAAGCGGTCGCTCGGACTGGCGCGAACTCCGACAACTTGGAGCTTCCCCGAGCCAATCGGGGATGTCGGGTTCGCACGAGGGAGTCCGATGGGCACACCTCTCAGCTTCGTTGTGCTCTCTTGGGTGAGTGCATGGGCGGTCGGCAAGTTCAGCCGATCCTTGACACACGGGGACGACTCTGTTGGCCGGCATCGGATTGGCTCCGATGCCCTTGACGTTTACGCCAGCAGGGTTGCCTCCGTGGGCGCCCAGCTCAACAAGGGAAAGACCTTCCGTGCCGACCATTCGTGGACGGCATGTGAGATCCTTGCCCTTCCCCGGGAGCACGTCGAGGACGGAATGACTCTCTTCGTTCCCCCCTCCATCCCTCCACCAGGCCTTCGGGCCCCGGTCGAGGCAGACCCCAGGCTTGAGAACCTGTGGTTGCGCCGGATGGAGAGGGTGATGAAGACCCGTTTCCCGTGGGTCAAGTGCGACCCCCGACTCCACCTCCCGGTGGAGGTCGGGGGACTTGGCTACACGGGTCGCGGTCTTGCCGTGAGCAGAAGTCTCAGATCGAGGCTCGGGGCCCTGGTTTCCCGGGGACCCGATGCGGAGATCGGAGCTGCTCTCATTGGCAAGAAGCCGTTCCGAGAGGCGGGCCTCTTCCCGCGTCCTCTTGTACGGATCCCCAAGCCAAAGGCCTACTGGAAGGCTGCCAAGGCAGTCGACCGGGAGCTCGCGCCGTTGGGCGCAGACTTGGTATCCGTGCCGCTGGAATCCTTCGAGTCCTTCAAGTGCCAACTCATTGAAAGTGAGCTGCGCCTCGCTGAAGGAGAGAAGTTCCGGCGGAAGAGGGTTGCGGGAAGACCAGACAAGAACAAGAGGTCTGCCGTGTTCCGGCGCTTGACCGTCAAGCCTGCTAAGCCTCTCTCGAGGCGTGGCGGCTTGGCGTCGCTCAAGCGCTGGGCCCTTGCCTGTCGCCAGGTAAGGGTCACGGTAGACCAAGACGTAGCCTCTGAGATTCGGGAGAGAATCCCAGATCCCCCGCAGCCCACTCGGGGCGGCAAGGGAATGCAG